AGATATATAGAATCTAGAATTGCTCAATTAAGAGAAGACATGAGTAAAGCTCATGATGAAATGGATAAAGCTTGGTATAACCGACTTATCCAAGAATTAGATTGGGTTGCTCAAATGAGCACTAAGCCGGACCATAATTGTTATATGGAAAAACGAAATGAACATGACAGGTTGATGGATATTCCTGTCGGAGCTACTGGAGGTAGAGAAGTATGGACTTAAATAGATTACGCGAAGAAATCGCTGCAGACGAAGGAATCAAACATGAGATTTACTTGGATCACTTGGGCTTACCCACCTTTGGTATTGGCCATCTTGTCCTTGATTCTGATCCTGAGCACGGCGAGCCTGTTGGAACGCTAGTCTCAGAAGAACGAGTCGTTGAAGCATTCGATTCTGACGTTGAAACAGTGCTCGCGGATTGTGAAGAACTCTACGATGACTTTGCAGAATTGCCTGAAGAAGTCCAATTGATTATTGCTAACATGATGTTTAACATGGGCCGGCCACGCTTGTCCAAGTTTAAAGGCATGAAAGCTGGAGTTGATGCTCGTGATTGGAATAAAGCTGCTGATGAAATGGTAGACTCTCGTTGGTATAAACAAGTGACTAACCGAGCAGAAAGACTAGTCGAGCGTATGCGCAATGTAGCAGAAATTGAGGCAATCCCAGTATAAAAAAAGTTGTTTACAAACCTCTGAAAATTTGGTATAATATATTATGTTGTTGGAGGTACTATGTCTTTTTATACGTCTGTAGTTCGCTACGGAAACTCAATGCTTTATCGTGGTTATGACAATCACGGCAACCGAGTAACTCGCAAAGACCATTTTAATCCGGAATTTTTTGTTCCGTCCAAGAAAGACACTGGCTGGCACGGGCTTGACGGATACCCTGTCGGTTCAGTGTCTTTCGATTCTATGCGAGAAGCTAAGCTTTGGCTTGAACAATATAAAGATGTTCAAAGCTTTAAAGTATACGGGAATCCAAATTATATTCACCAATACCTTACGCATAAGTTTCCTCGAGATATCGAGTTTGATCGTGATAAAATCAATGTGTCAACTATCGATATTGAAACTGAATATGATAATGGATTCCCGCACCCCAGTGAAGCATCACAGCGAATTCTGGCTATCACACTTAAGAATAACATAGATAATATTTACTGGGTTTGGGGTTATGGTGACTACGACGTAGAAGCTGCGCTTATCAAACCAGTGCGTTATACTCAGTGTGAGAATGAAGAAGAACTCTTACTTAAATTTCTAGATTTCTTCTCATCTCAAGAAAAATGTCCCGATGTCATTACAGGCTGGAATGTACGTTTCTTTGATATTCCATATCTCGTAAATCGTACTGCAAAGATTCTTGGTCTCGATCAAGTCAAAAAGTTCTCACCTTGGGGATTGGTTGACTATCGTAAAGTAAATCGTCGTGGCAAAGAAGATGATAGCTATGATCTTCGTGGCATTCAAACACTTGATTATCTAGAACTGTTCCAAAAGTTTGGATATGCTTACGGTCCACAAGAATCATACAAACTGAACCATATTGCATATGTGGTTCTTGGTGAAAAGAAACTTTCATTCGAAGAATCCGGTTCACTTAAAAATCTTTACAAAGATGATTTCCAAAAATACATTGACTACAACATGAAAGACGTACAACTCGTCGATCGTCTAGAAGATAAGATGGGTTTGATTACACTCGCCATGACTGTGGCATATAAAGGTGGTGTCAACTATCAAGACACTTTCGGTGTCACTTCGATATGGGAATCGATTATCTATCGTAAACTTTATTCACAGAAAACCGTACCACCAACTAACTCCTCCAACACAATTAAAACTGCGTTTGCTGGTGGTTACGTTAAAGAGCCTCAGGTTGGCATGCATGATTGGGTAGTGTCTTTTGATTTGAACTCTCTTTACCCAAACATCATTGTCCAATGGAACATGTCACCTGAGACTCTTATCAATCAAGCCGAAGCGAGTGGCGTGGAATATTATCTTAATATCGATCAAGAAGTCGAGTCATCGCACGCTGTTGCAGCGAATGGATCGACTTATCGTAAAGATAAAGATGGCGTGATTCCTTCGATCATTGTTGATTACTATGATGAACGTAGATCGATCAAGAATATGATGCTCGCTGCTCAAAAATCTTATCAAAAAGAAAAAACATATGAGCTTGAGAAAGAAATTAATCGCCTTGAAAATCAGCAGATGGCGATTAAAATTCTTATGAACTCGCTTTATGGCGCTCTTGGCAATCAATACTTTCGCTACTTTGATTTGCGTGTTGCTGAAGCTGTAACTCTATCTGGTCAGCTGGCTATTCAATGGGCAGAAAAAGCTATGAATTCTACTATGAATGGTGTGATGAAGACAGATAAAGATTATGTTATCGCAATCGATACTGATTCACTATATGTTAACTTTGGTCCACTCGTAGAAAAGTTACAGCCAAAAGATCCAGTTAAGTTTCTTGATAAGATTTGTCAAGAACATTTTGAACCAGCTCTTGCTAAAGCTTATGATAAATTGTTTCGTAAAATGAATTGTCATAAACCTCGAATGGAGATGGGTCGTGAAGTAATCGCCGATCGTGGCGTATGGACAGCAAAGAAAAGATATATTCTCAATGTCCATAACAATGAAGGTGTGCAGTATGCTGAGCCAAAGCTTAAAATCATGGGTATTGAAGCAATCAAATCTTCTACGCCCGAAGTTGTTCGTGATAAGTTTCGTGAAATCTTTAAGATTATCATGAGTGGAACTGAATCTGAGACACAAGAATATATTCAAAACTTTAAGCAACAATTTAGAAGCCTTCCACCCGAAGAAGTTGCTTTTCCTCGTTCAGTGAGTAACATCACAGACTGGCATGATCGTAAAACGATTTATGGTAAGGGTACGCCAATCCATGTTCGTGGATCTTTGCTATATAATAAGTATGTTAAAGATAACAAACTTACAAACAAATATGAGCTTGTCACGAATGGTGATCGTATCAAATTCACGTATCTTAAAATGCCGAACTCAATTCGTGAAAATGTTATTGCGTTTCCAGACGTGCTTCCAAAAGAACTCAAGCTTGATTCCTATGTGGATTATGACTTGCAGTTTGAAAAAACATTTATCGAGCCGCTGAACTTTATTCTTGGAGCAGTCGGTTGGACCGCAGAAGAGCAAGCAACTCTTGATGAATTTTTTGGATAAGTGGTTTACATTACTAGTGAAATGGAGTATAATAATAGTATGAGTAAAGATTGGGTAAAAGATATGTTTGACATGCATGCTAAATATGGTGTGCATGATTGGATGGAAAAGAACAAAGACAACAAAGAATTGATGTCTAAGTTTATTGAGTTTAGACTTAAGTTTCTTCAAGAAGAACTTGATGAGACACGAGCTGCAGCTTTGTTTGATGGCAATCCTGAAGAAATTGTTGATGGATTGATTGATCTCTGTGTTGTAGCTATCGGTACATTAGACGCATATGGCGTCGATGCTCATAAAGCGTGGGATGAGATTCTCCGTGCTAATATGGAAAAAGAAGTTGGTGTGAAAGAATCTCGACCTAATCCACTTGGGTTACCCGATCTCATTAAGCCAGAAGGTTGGGTTGGTCCGAGTCATAGGGATAATTATGGAAATCTCGTTAACGCTGTTTAAGAGCATATACGATAACAAAACTGACAAGCGCATTGATCTTGCAAATTTCAATGCGTTTGAACGCGTCTTATATCAACTCGCAGAAAAGCCTAGAGCTGATAAGAAAGAAGCTGAGCTTATGTCGCCAGCTACATACCTGCCTAACACGACACGAGCAAATAAGAATGTAGTTGACTGGCATGGTTGGTGTGCAGTTGATGTGGATGACTATGAATTTAATGGAGAATTAGAATATGATTTGGCTGAGCGCTTTTCTGATTATCACTTCGTCTGTTATAGTACTGCTAGCAGCACGCGCAATAATCCGAAGTTTCGCCTCGTTTTCCCACTTACTGAAAGCGTACCAAGTGAAAAGATTAAACATTTCTGGTATGCGCTCCAGTCTGAACTTGGCGAGCTTGGAGACAAGCAGACTAAAGATCTGTCTCGAATGTATTACATACCTGGCAACTATGCTGGTGCTTACAACTTTATCTTTAGTCATGACGGGAATTACATTGATCCTCGTCAATTAATGAATAAACATGCCTATGTCGAAAAAACAACAGGAAGCTTTTTTGATAGACTACCTGAAAAACTCCAGCTTGAAATCATTGAACATAGAAAGTCAAAGCTGGATAATACTAACGTGGTGTGGTCGTCCTATCGCGATTGTCCCTTCTTCCCTCGTCAACTCGAAACAGAATACCGATCAATAAGCAATGCCGGTTGGTATCATAAGATGTATCAGATCATGGTAGCTCTAGCTGGCAATGCAGTCAAAAACCAATATCCGATTACTTCTGATGAGATCTCTGTCTTATGTCGAGAGCTTGATATGGATACCGGCAATTGGTATGAGAATCGTCCGATGCAAAAGGAGGCTGACCGTGCACTCGAATACGTATACAAAAATATGTAATATTGTAAATGACACATATAAAAAAGTAACGCCGGAATTTGTAGAAGCTTTTGAAAAAGAATATAAGCCTTCATATAAGTCTAAAGAATATTATGGATATAGCGTTTTAGAATTTATCCTTAAGCGCTATGGCATTGCTATTCAAGAAAATTATCAGCATGATTCTATTTTTATGTTTGCACCAAATATTAAGATAGATTGGAAGCGCATAAATCCGAAATACGGCACAGCTTCTATCAACATGAATACGTATGATTATGATTCAACTCACTATGGATTCATTAAAATTCATGGAGATCCTTTTAAAATAGGAGATATGTTATCATTTGAACTAGTTTCAATTGAAGAAAAAGATCATGTATGGAACAATAAAACAAGAGAATTTAAAGGCAAGGGATATTTCACTTTTTTTCCAAAAAAGCGTAAGTAGTTGTTTTCAAATGAAACAAAAATGCACTTTTCTATTTACTTTTCAAAAGAATTATAGTATAATAGATCTATAAAATGGAAAAGGAAGGAACTATCATGACCACTCAGATCCCAGCTCTTGTTGCTCTTAATAAACTTGCTAAGTCATTCTGGAACGACCATGTTTCTTATTTTGGTAATGATGACGAAATGGCTGAGTGGGCTGCTCAAGATCGCAATGATGTACTCGATGTGAAATCTTTTCTCATCGCCGGCGATACTAAAGCAATGGCTGCTAAGATCGAGGAACTCGATACTTGCATGCGTGAAGCTATCGTTATTGCAATGATCGATGATATGGGTAAAGATTTTGTTATTGAAACTACTGGTTACTATGTGTGAGGTTGCTATGAAAACTCTTAAGATTGGTGATACTGTTATTTCTCGTCATGGTCCGGGTAAGATCAAAAAGATCGAACTCTGTGAAAAACCCGGTCATAAATATGGTATAGACGTCAAAGAAATCTTTGCGGATCTCGTAGATCGTTGTGTATTCGATCTAGATAATGGTCACTTTGCTTATGGTGATCAAATTGATTTTATAGGTGTGTAATGAAAGAGTCTCTTAAATTCCTGCAGAAAGCTGCAGAAATCCAAACAAAGAAGGGTAATGATTATCAGAACCCGAATTCACGAGTACGTCAAGCGATGTACTATCCTCGTGGTTGTGCTACTATTCTCGATACAATGCAAGCAAAGATTCTTCGCATGCAGTCTGTACTCGAAGCAATGGAGTCTGATCCAGACTATAATCCAAACTTCGAATCACTCGAAGATTCGTGTCTCGATATCATCAATTATGCTTCATTCTTTGCAGCATATATGAACAATGGCATTGATGGCCAAGATCCAAATAATGATTTTTTAAATCGTCCAAAGAGGGTAGCAGATGAGAGTCGGGATAACAGCGTCGACGTTTGATCTGCTGCACGCAGGTCATATAGCCATGTTGAGAGAAGCAAAATCTCAATGCGACTATTTGATCTGTGCTTTGCAAGTAGATCCAACTCTAGACCGTAAAGAAAAGAATGCGCCTGTCCAATCGATCGTAGAAAGACAGGCTCAATTGGCTGCAGTAAAATATGTCGATGAAGTGCTTATTTATTGTACAGAAGCCGATTTAATTGATATAATAAACATGTATCCGATTAATGTACGAATC